CTTGTTTATACTGTATATACGCCTGCCATTCTCTCGAATTGACAAGCGTGTACAGTGATTCGATTAGCTGTGGATTCATGCGGCATCATTCTCCAACGTCTCAATACCTTGCATCATGCCGACCGCGGGCGATACGGGATTTGCGGGAAAGCGCGGGTCGGTATTCTCGTTGACGTTGATACGACGCTGCTCTGCGTACCGTGTCGGTAGCTGTGCGGCTTGTGTAGGTTGTGCAGCAACAGGCGCACCATTCGCGTCCTGAAAGCCCGCACTGAGCAGCAATTGATCAGCAATCGGCACAATGGCTGGCATGGTGGCCACGGCTTGTGCGCCTTGTAGACTCGAATAGAGCCCCTCAACTTTCTTCACCGTCGCTTCAGCCAGTGTTTTCTCGGTCTGCGCCTTGATTAGCTCGGCCTTAGCCATCGCCTCGGGATCGGGTTGTTGACCCATTTGTGGTGGCATTTCATCCGGTACGGCCTTGTCAGCATCGATCTCGATGGCTTTTGCCAGCTCTTTGATCAGATACGCACGGTCAACACGCGGGGCATCCAGTGGATTCGCGGTGGTTGCCAGGAATTGCAGAATCTTCTGACTACGCTCTTCGCGGATCAAAGCGGGTGAGCCATAGACTTGCACATCCATGTCACCTTTGATGTCCTCTTTGTCCGACCACTGCATATTCCAGTCATACAGTGACTTGATCAACGGCTTGACAAGACCATCTTCGAGATTCTTGACCACCAGCTTCATCGGCAGTGACGCGGCATTCATGCGCATCGATGTGCCGCGAGCGGTCTTGTCGTCGACCATAGGGCTGTTGAGGCCCATCGCATACGATGGCAGCGCGGTAGTTTCTTCGCTCAATGCCCTGACCATTTCATCGACCTGCAACATCTGGCCAAAGGGGATCGAGGGCTGAAAGAAACGCACAGCAGGTACAGACGGATCGCCGTTATCACGCAGCCACACTTGCCCCGGTTGCTGGACAGCGGGATTTTGCCCGTCTTTGAGCATATTGACATTGACTTCGACCTGCGGCACAGCAGACATCGCCATACCATCCAGCAAGGCGCGGGCGAGGCCATTCTCCATGAGTTGCTCACTGCGCACCATACGCGCTACGCCGAGACCCCAGAAGTTGTGTGGAATCTTGCTGTAGAAGAAGAAGTTATAAGGGATGCGCTGCTTCTTCTGCGGCATGATCTTCGACAGCAGCGTGCGACCGCTACACGTCCAGACGCAAGCCCAGTAAGTTTCATCTTCTTCAACGTCCTCGATGCCGCTGCTTAGAAGCATACGGCCTGATACCTGACCCCAATACTCCAACACATCGAATCTTTCGCTCTGACTCGCCGTAGTGTCGGTGACTTTCGCCAATGCGCGCTGGCTGGTTTCGTACCACTCAGGTTGATGATTGCCCTTGTCCGTCGTGCGAATGATCTCATCGATCTTCTCGGCATCGAAACGGGCATCGTCTTTCAGTGCAGCAAACTGCGCACGATTCAGCACATGACGCTCGAATACACCGGACACATCGTCAACGCTGAATGCATACGGGTCGGGATAGATGCTGAAAACGTCACTCCAGCCAATTTGCGGTGCGGGTATCTCTGCTGCAATCACATCCCAGGCGGCGTCCATCATGCCCCACTTCTCGATCTTCTTGACGCTAGGAATCACACCCTTAATGACGCCCGTACCCAGTACGCACGCCTGCCTGACTGCGGCTTTCAATATCTCTTCATAGCCCATGTCGATGAGCTGATCGCGCATTTCGATCTGCATCAAATCCGCACGACGCTTCATCTCGTCGATAAAACCTTGTGACGATGGGTCATTCATCATATCCATCGGCACTGGCGTCGGCTCAATGCCCCAGTGATCGTCTTTGCCGTTGAACATGATGTTGCTGATTTGCGATAACGCCTGATCGCATTTCATGCGTGTGCGGCCAATGTAGATGTGACTGTGAAACTTGCTCAAACGCGAAGCATCAGGGTCATTCTCTTGATTGTAAGCCCGCAAGTCCTCCATCCAACGTGACTCGATCTCACGACGGACCAGTTTCCATTGCTGCCATTTCTTTTGCAGCGATGCGCCCAACAAGTCATCAAAAGGTGTGGTGACAGGCTTTTCGGCTTCTTCGGGAAGCGATGTGTCAAGTTTCAGGTCTAGCCCTTTCATAACGCCTCCCGGCGGTCATACGGCTCATGCCGCGAGTTTTGCTTTAGATTTCTGATAAGCCGGTGATTGACGCAGCATCTCGCCAGCAATGGCATAAGCCATCACTCTATCGTCATGGCAATTGAGTTGAGCGCCGTAACTACCGTTTTCTAATACGACATAGGTCTGCATCTCTTGCACGACCTCTTTAGACGCGATGCCGTGCGTACCTTCGCGCAATTCTGCTGATAAATGGTCGATGATGTAGGGCTTTGATTTGCTCGTTGTCAGCCAACCAATGCGCTTGGTTTCCTTGTCAGCACTGCCTCTGTCATCCAGGCTATGCGCCACATACAGGTTGGAGTACCCACCATCGCGAAGCACGGTGTTAACTAAAAGCCCGTGGTTGTTAGCCTCCACGCCAACCAGAGCTTGATTGAAATGCTTTCCAAGCTCAGCCAACAGATGACCGAATTTATCTGGCGCGATGTGCCCATGCCATTCGGCACACTGCTCACCCATCGGCAATTCGCGCACAATCGCGCAGGAGTAATCGCCCGTTTCCAGTCCTTCAGCTACATCCGCACCAATGGCGTAACGCACTCCAGGCTTTGGATCGGCCCAAACGCGCAGCTCACCGTCGCTACGCTCTACCCATTTGCGTCCTTCCAGCGCCATGCGTTTGCGGGGTTTCCACGTTTCATGCAGTGCTTTAGCTGTGTGCTCTTTGTCAAACACAGTGCGGCCTGACGCCAAGAACGCATCCTGCCAGCAATAGGGGTATTCCTGATCGCATAGGTCTTTGCCCAGCTCTTGCACTTTTGACCGACGCCAAGCCAGTTGCTCGTCATCCACGTCATACAGCCCCTTCATACGCTCTTCTTCCGGGGTCGGCTTAAATCCCGTAGCATCCTTGCGGTACTCAGACGACCAAAACCATGGCACAAAGATAGCTATGTAATCAGACTCACCATTGATGGCTTGAATCCACATCTCATGAAACTTGCCACCCACTCCATTAGCCGTGGATTCGATAATCACTTCGGTCCCAGGCGCATTTGGTACGCACTGCATAACGCCAGCAAAATGCTCTTCAGCGTTAGGCCAAAATGCCGCTTCGGAGCCATGGAAAAACTGGATAGTGCCTGAACGTCCCACTGCTTTAGAGCCCGCCGTACCCACTTTGTAACCTGAATCTAGCTGGTCAAAAAACAGCTCTTTGGCGTTGGCGGCGGCGGTGCTTGGCTTGAGTAGCGAGTTATCATGATAGCGTTTGGCCATCATAAACAAGTTGTCAGTCGCGGCCTGCTCATGCGTCAAGATGTATGCTTGCTTGCCATAGTCGAGACTAGTACGCCAATACAACCGTCCTTCGGTGTATGTCGACGCACCTTGTTGCCGACCTTTAAGCAAAATTGCCCTAATTTTGCCCGTGTCTTTGAGCTGCTGCTCTAACTGCGCATGGATATAGCGCTGCGGTTCATTCAGTACTAGCGGCTCGATGCCACCGTCTTTGGTTTTGATTTTGAGATTAAGCGCGGCGTATTGCTCAAAATCGTTAATCAAAATAGCCAGCTTATCAATCACGGCCACGCACTTGAGATAGCATCGACTCTAGCAAATGCATGTTGACGTTTGCCTCGATGTTTTTGGGAAGCACTTTTCCCACTAGCGCCATAAACGCTCCTGGGTTTTCTAGGGCTTGCTGAGCTAGATACACCTGCCCGCCTGCGTCGTCTAACGCACCAAGGATCATGTCTTTAAGCTCTTTTGTTACCTTGTTAGGCTTACCCTTGCGCGAGCCACCAGGCGGCTTTGGCCGGCATTTTTCTGCACTTTGTTGTGTTATTTCTGTCATTTTTCAGCACCTATTAAAGCTATGCTGCCTTCTCTTTCGCGTCACGCCGCATGGGACACACATCGCTGTCATGTCGCAACAGTGTGCATTCATTACGCGTAACACGGTCATTCAATCCGATTTCGAGCTTGTCTAAAATCTCATTCAGCCGCTCGATACTGCTGATGAGCTTAATTGTCGTTTCTCGATTCTGAGATAACGCTTCACGCTGATATTTCAATTCCATCCAGATTTCGACATGCACACCCTCGATGCGCCTGACATCTTCTTTATGTTGCTGCCTAAGCAAGTCGATTTCCTCGCTGAGCGCTAGGTTTGCATCACGCAATGCCTGATTCTCGGCTTTAACTGTTTTTGAGTGTTGCGCAGCTAGTCCACCACCGACGGCTAGTATGACGGCAACGACCGCGTTTATATCGATACCTGTGTCGCCGACATTCATCCCTTTGTCACCATGCCGATGCCGCCCGCTAGCGC